TAATAAAATATAAGAAACAACCATAAAAAATCAATTAAAGTATTTATAGGTATGGCAGATAATAGAGTTCCAATAACCAGACTTAATAAGTTTTTCTCTGAAGAAGACTTTAACTTAGATATTTCTATGGGTGACGAATGGTTAGGGGGAGATATGAATTTTACTCTTGTTTTATACCGTATAGATAGACAAAGAACTATTAGTGATGATGTGTATGGTGAAACATTAGAAGATGGAATCCAATTCTTACCACCTATTGAGTTTAAAGGTTATGTTCAAATTGAGGCTTCAACAAATGTTGATTACGGGTCATCAAGATTATCACAATCAGAACCTGGTAATCTTAAAGTTGGTGTATATCAAAAACAACTTGAAGAGTTGGAAATTGATATTAATTTTGGAGACTACATTGGTTACTATGAAACTGAAGATAGGGTTAGATACTATACCGTTGTAAATGATGGTCGTGTATTAAGTGATAATAAACATACATACGGAGGATACAAACCTTTTTATCGTTCTATTGTTGCATCTCCTGTTACGGATAATGAATTTAGAGGATTATAATAATGGCATTACCATCAAAAGTTAAAAAAAATTTACCATTAATACCTGAAAAAGTAGGTAGAGAAAGACGCCAAGAAATGTTGGACGACATTACTGATGGTGGAACTTTTTTACCTAAGGGTGTATTACATGCTGATTTAGATTTGGGAATGTTAGATTTTGTTAAAGAAAGATTAAAATTAGTAGTAACAGAAAAACCTGTCCCTACGGTTGATAAAATCATAACAACACAAAACTGGGCTCAATTTACAGAAACTTGGAACTTCCAAGATTTAGATAAAAACATTTCACTACCATTCATTGCCACGGTAAGAACTCCTGAAGTTAAATACGGAACTTTTCAAGGGGGAGCAGCAAACATACCAAACAGAAGACAATTCTTTTATTACACAGTTCCAACTTGGGATGGTCAAAGAAAAGGAGCTGATGTTTATACGATACCTCAACCAATACCTGTCGACATAACTTATAATGTAAAGTTATTTTGTAATAGGATGCGTGAACTTAATGAGTTCAATAAAATTATAATGCAAACCTTCACATCAAAACAGGCATACACACAAATCAAAGGTCATTATATCCCAATCGTTATGGAGGGTGTTGCTGATGAGTCTGTTAAAGAATTAGAAAAAAGAAAGTATTATATTGCTAATTACACCTTTATTATGAAGGGGTTGTTAATAGATGAATCGGAATTTAAAGTATCGCCTGCCATCACAAGACAAGTATCATTATTTGAAACTGAAACAAGAACAACATCTAAAAGAGTTAAAATAGAACCACCAAGACCTGACAACTTTGATTTAGATTTATTATTTGTTGCGGGAAACAATCAATTATCTGAGGTCTTTAGATATACGGTAGATTTAAAAGTAACTGAAATAGAAAACGTAAGTTCTTATGATATCTATTTAAATTCAAACTATGTTGGTAGTGATTTAACAACAATTCAGATAAATGACGGAGACACATTTTTAATTACAGTTACAAAAACAAATCTAATATCAGATTCTAAAATAAAAACAGTGGCATATCTTGTTTAATTATTCTCCGTAGATATCTTTCGTTTCTTTACAATTTTCCATAATTAACTTCTCTAAAAATTTGTATATTTTCAAACCATTTTTATCGCAATATTTTTTTAATTGATTGTGTATTTCAGCATCAATTTTTAGGTTTTTTATTTTCTTAACGGGTTTTTTCATAGTAGGCAGAAAAAAGGCAGAATTTATTCTTACTCCCTAATAAATATTATAGGAATGTAAAGTTTTTTGTTATTTGACGATGTATTTATATATAAAAAATAAATTTAAAATACTTTTATTAACATGGCATCATCTAATAAGGTTTTCGTTTCTCCAGGTGTTTACACATCAGAAAGAGACTTAACGTTTGTGGCTCAAAGTGTTGGTGTAACTACTTTAGGTGTAGTAGGTGAAACTCTACAAGGACCCGCATTTGAACCTATTTTTATAACAAATTTTGACGAGTTCCAAACTTATTTTGGGGGAACAAGTCCTGAGAAATTTGTTAATACACAAATTCCGAAATACGAATTGGCTTATATTGCTAAATCTTACTTATCACAATCAAATCAATTATTTGTGACAAGAGTTTTAGGTTTATCAGGATATGACGCAGGACCATCTTGGTCTATCGTAACTATTGGTAATGTAAACCCATCAACTATACGAGTGACAGGTACAACAGGCCCTATTGCGGTAACTTTTACAGGTACTACAGGTGGAACGGTAACTTATACATCTGTTCCCGCATCAATTAACGTAGGTGGTAATTTTTATAACCCATACACTGAATTCAATGGTGGTACTTCTTCAATTGCTGAAGATTTGTCAACTTTCCTTACTAACCAAATGACTTTGTTTGCAACAAGTTCATCTACTTCAGGTAAAACAGCAATGTTTTGGGGGTCATCAAGCGCATCTACTTTAACAAGTACAACAGGCGTTACTTCAGTAAATACAATAACAGGATTTACTGAAATGTTTGGAGTTCCTAATGTAAATCAAGCGTTTACAAATTTCTCAGCATCTACAAATGACCCATGGTATTATGGATTATTTAACTATTACCAAAGTAACAATGATGTCAATACATACTTTGGTCAAAGTATGGGAGCAGCACTTTCAGGTATTTCTACAACACCAACATCAGGTGTTTATTCAGGAACTGTAGCATTCTTTACAACTTCTTATTCAGGAGCACCATATTCAACTTATGATGATATGGTTGTTGCAACTTTAAGGTCAAGAGGTATTTCAACTTATTCATCATCAAACAAAGGTCCTTTCTACGAAGTGACAGGTGTTACTGATGTAGCAATGATTTGTACAGGTTCATATTCAGCGGTAACTAAAGACCCTTATTCTACATTCCAAATTTCTGGTGTTACGTATGACGGTGACACTTTCTCTTTCGAAACATCAATGCAAAACACAAACACAAATTACTTACGTAATGTATTTGGAGCATCTAACTTTGGAAAATCAAGAACTGAGGTTCCTTTATTTGTGGAAGAAACTTATTCAGCACTTTTACAAACAGGATATAGAGCAGGACAAATTAGAGGTTTATATTGTGATTTAGTTGATTTACCAGGGGCAAGGTCAGGTAATTCAGATAGTATTGGTTTCTACTTAGAACAATACCAAACACCTGAAACTCCTTATGTTGTGTCTGAACTAAGAGGTAATACCGTTTATAAACTATTTAAATTTGTTTTAATTTCTGACGGTAATTCTGCAAACACATATGTAAAACTATCCATTGGAAACATTTCATTTAACAACGGAACATTTGACGTATTTGTAAGAGACTTTTTTGATAATGACCAAAACGTAAAAGTCATAGAAAGTTTTACAAACTGTTCATTAGACCCAACTCAAAACAACTACATCGCAAACAAAATCGGTACATCTAATGGTGAATATCAAGTAAAATCTAAATATGTAATGTTAGAAATGAGTGATGAAGCACCGACAGATGCTTTACCTTGTGGATTTGAAGGATACATAATGAGAGAATATGCTAACGCAACTCCACCATTTGTACCTTACAAAACTAAATACTACAAAGCTGGAGAAACAATTTATAACCCACCATTTGGTTCAACAAGTGGAGGCGATAATCCTGTTATTTCAAGTGGTGAAAATGCAAGAAGAGCGTATTTAGGTATTTCAAATATTAGTGGTTTTGATTATGACTTCTTCCAATACAAAGGAAAACAATTACCTACAAATCTCGCAACAGATACTACAGGACCGGCTTGGGGTTATTTAACTAAAGGATTCCACATGGATAGTGGTGCAACTGTTGTAACCATTACTAACAGTTATGCAACGTCAGGACAGTCGGCATTTGAAGTGGGTGTAGGTTCGTTTAATTCTGAACCAACAGATATCGATAACCCATACTACAAATTAAACACTCGTAAATTTACATTATTATCGTATGGTGGATTTGACGGTTGGGACATTTATAGAGAATCAAGAACTAATGGTGATACGTTCGCACTTGGACAAGCAGGATTTAAATTTGGAGCCGCAAGTTCAGTAACATACCCAACAGCAACAGGATGGGGAGCGTTTAAACAAATTACAGGGCCTAACCAAGAAGTATGGGCCAATACTGACTACTACGCTTATAAATGGGGACAATCAACATTCGCAAATCCTGAAGCAACAAATATCAACGTATTTGCAACACCAGGTATTGATTATGTAAATAACAGTAACCTTGTTGAAGATGCGGTTCAGATGATCGA